GCATCTATTGCGAGATTTTCTATTGCGGTAAATAGAAGATTTGTGAAAGAGGGTTCTGATCAGAAAGCAGATTTCTTAAATTGCATCGCTTTCGGAAAGTCAGCAGAATTTATCGAGAAATATTTTTCTAAAGGAATGAAAGCGGACTTATCTGGTAGGATCCAGACCGGCAGTTACACCAATCGTGATGGACAGAAGGTGTACACAACAGACATTGTTGTGGAAGAAATTGAGTTTGGTGAAAGCAAAGGTTCTAATCAGAACCAGCAGAAGTCAGAGACACCACATCCAGAATCCGACCCGGACGGATTTATGAATATTCCAGATGGAATTGATGAGGAGATGCCGTTCGCATGATACAAATTGACAGTAGAGAGCATCAAAAAGTTATTGATGGCATTAAGAAAGCGTTTGATGCATCAGGAGAAAAATGGTTCGTGTCAAAGCTCTACGTCGGGGATTATATGAATTATGACAACCCCAGGTTAGTTGTTGACCGAAAGCAAAATCTCTCCGAATTATGCGGAAATGTATGTCAGCAGCATGAGAGATTCCGTGCTGAGATTATCCGGGCGAATGAAGCAGGAATAAAGCTCGTATTTCTGTGTGAGCATGGAAAAGGAATTGAAAAGCTGGATAACGTTCTCTGGTGGGAGAATCCCCGGGCAAAGAAAAGAGTTAAAAAGAATGGCACCTGGGTGGAGCAGGAACAGAAAGTTATGCACGGGGACGTTCTGTATAAGATTCTCTGCACAATGCAACGGAAATATGGCGTTGAATTTCTATTCTGCGACAAAAAAGACACTGGTAAACGGATAATGGAGATTCTGTTAAATGGATAAAGAAACAATTAAACAGCAGAATAGCATGAGGGATGTTCTTTCCAGATACGGAATGATTCCGAACAGAGCTGGCTTTATCAGTTGCCCATTTCATCCCAGTGACCGTACTGCTTCAATGAAAATTTACAAAGACAGCTACTATTGCTTCGGATGTGGCGCGTCAGGAGATATTTTTACTTTCGTTCAGAATATGGATAATTGCGATTTTAAGACAGCCTTTCAGATTCTTGGTGGAACATACCATAAACCTGATTTTTCGTCCAGAATGGCAATATATCACGCTCAGAAGCAAAAAGAAATGAGAGAGAAAGCAGAGCGGAAGAAAAAAGAAGAATTGCAGGAATGCTTGTCTGATATTGACTTTTATCGGTCGGAAATCGAGCGATGGAGTCCTCTTTCTGATAGATGGTGTGAAGCATGGAATGCACTTCAAAAAGCACTATACCTACACGGGGAGTTGAATAATATATTGTATTAGAAAAGAGGTGATATAGATGGTTCCTTTGAACAAGTTGGATTCGAAATCCATCATGTCTCGGGAAGTGCTGGACGAGGTGTTCAATCAGGAGGATGAGATTTACAGGGCTGAGCTGTTGGCCAGCCTTGCGCTTCGAGCATCTGAATTGAGGTGCAAAACGGAGTTTACAAGCGTGGTAAACGCATACAAAAAAGTGCAAAAAGATATAAAAAGGCAAGAACAGGAAGATATCCGGAGGCAATCAAAAGAAGCCAGCCTTGTAGAACACTATACGAACTTCACGGATAGTCCCTACGATAGAATGGCCTGCGGAAACTGGATTGCAGCAGATGATGGAATTTGCACTTGGAATTCTACTACTGGAATAACAGATGTTAGGGCCTGCTATCACCCCATATTGCCGGTTGAACGCCTGAAAAATATTCAGACAGGTGAAGAACAGATAAAAATTGCCTTTAAACGTAACAATAGATGGCAAGAGATTATTGTTCCAAAAGATGTCGTAGCAACTGCATCCAAGATTGTAGGGTTATCCAAGAATGGGATAGCTGTAACATCAGAAACTGCCAAGCACCTTGTAAGGTACTTATCGGACGTAGAAAACCTGAACGATGAGTACATAGAAATACAATATTCGTCTGGAAAGCTTGGATGGATTGGAGACGGTTTCTTGCCATACAGCGAGGAAATCATATTCGATGGGGATGCAAAGTTCAGACAGCTTTTTGAAGCCATTCAGGCAAAAGGAGATAGGGAAATTTGGTATGAGCATGTAAAAAAGATCAGGCAGCAGGATAAATTCGAAATTAAGTTTATGCTGGCAGCGTCTTTCGCCAGTGTTCTGATTAAGCCACTGGATGCACTTCCATTTTTTACCGACTTATGGGGCCTTACAGGAAACGGAAAGTCTGTTACCCACATGCTGGCTGCTTCGGTCTGGGCGGATCCGTCTGAAAACAAGTATATAGGTAACTTCAAGAGTTCGGATGTTGGCCTGGAAGTAAAAGCTGACATGCTCAATAATCTTCCCCTTATCCTTGATGATACAAGCCAGAAGGATAAGAAGATTGAGGAAAACTTTGAGCGAATCGTGTATGATCTCTGTTCTGGCCAAGGAAAAACCAGATCCAATAAAGAACTGGGGTTAACAAGAGAAAGCACGTGGAAGTTGTGTATCCTCACAAACGGTGAGTATCCATTGCAATCCTACGTGAACCAGGGTGGCGCTGTAAACCGTATCCTTGAAGTAGAATGCACGCATGATAAGCTGTTCAACAATCCGCAAAATACCATTGATATTCTTAAGAAAAACTATGGATTTGCCGGGAAAGACTTCGTGGCGGCGCTGGAAGAAATGAGTGTTGATAAGATCAAAAATATCCAGCAGGAGATTTTGAAAAAAATCGCATCAGACGATAAAACGGATAAACAGCTGCTTTCCTTATCAATTGTTCTGACTGCGGATAGAATCGCCACGGATATGCTTTTCAAGGACATGCAGTATATTGATATACAAGATGCCAAAAACACGCTTGCTGATGTATCGGATGTATCCCCGAATGAACGTTGTTATGAGTACCTGGTGGATATGATTTCTATGAATGAGCAGCGTTTTGACGTTGATACACCTTGTGAAAAATGGGGAGATCCCATTGAAAGAGATGGAGAAATGAACCGGTTAGTGTATTTCTATCCTACTGCGCTCAATAACATCTGCAAAAATGGCGGATATTCTAAAAAAGCGTTTCTGTCATGGGGCATGAAAATGGGGCTTATTATTTCCAACAATAAGTACGGTAACGTCCTGAAAAGAGAGTCGGAAAGCAGGAATCCAAAAAAGTTTTGCTGTTTGAAAGTGGTGAATGATCTTGATGGATACCTGGAAGAACAAAAAAAGGCGAGTTTGTTCCAGATATCGGATCCAGTATTTGATTAGTTTTGTAACCGAGTAACCTTGTAACTCTTCGGAACATATATATATATATAGAAAAATAAAAATATGAGAATGAAATTATTTTTTTTCTCCTATATAGGGAATGTGCGAGTTACACGGTTACACGGTTACAAGCGCTGCAAACCCGCATAAACACTGGTTTTTTTTGTAACCCAAATGAAACCGGATTCTTCAAATAGGTTACATATAAGGGAGATGGAGGATGAGAGTAGAAGCAAAAGATATTCCTATCATACAAAAGTTTCTAACAGAATACTGGAAAGCTATAAAAGAATTCTACTTAGTAGAGCTTACAGACGAATATTCCAGCAAAGTCTATGATACTTGCACAGAGCTGGGAGAACTGGCAGGGGCGTGTCTGGACGAGAGCGACAAGCAGTTCTTACTTGACAACATAAGAGCTTTTCACAGACTTCTTAATTCTAAACAGAGAGGAATGAGAAAGAATGTACAAACAGAAGTATAAAGAAGGTCAGCAGATTCATAAAGACATATATCTGTACATCTGCCGATATATCAAAGAACATCGGTACGCACCGTCCTATAAAGAGATTGCTGATGGTGTCGGCGTATCAAATGCCACGGTGCTTCGTCACATGGACATGCTGCGAACAGATGGACTAATCGAAACAGACCACCCGAAGACACCGAGAGCGTTCCGGTTGACAGGATATGAGTTCGTGACAAGGAGGAAGAAGCATGAAACTGTATGAGCTGTTCAAAGGCACTGAGTACATTGGAGAGTTTACTCTTGATGAGATCATAAGCATCACGGGAGCACATCGGAGTGCACTACTCAACAGTGTGGCACATGGCGTCCTCGTAAATGACTTGTGGGACGTCTCTCCGGCTTATGACAGGACTTTAAACCGAAATGACGACAATTCATTGCTTAAGCAGTTTGAGGCCGTTACAAGGCAAATTAGGAGGTGTGTGAAGCGTGAGCAGTAAACTTAAAGCAAAGCCACGAAAGCAGAGACTTCCTCTAGCTCAGCCCAATCAGGCAGCACAGGCATTTGGGCGAGCAATGATTAACTGCCATAGTCAGATTAAAAGTATGGAGAAAGAAGCTTACGAAAACGGATTTAACGATGGAGAAGATTGGGCTGATACGATTAATGTTGTTACGACCATGATGGCTCTGAGGCGCTTATATGGCTTTTCTACGAAACGTTTGATCACAGTCATGCAAACTGCCAATGAGTACGTTAAAATGGCAAATAGGGGCGAAATGAGCGTTCTGAGCATGATGCAGGACATTGAAAAGAACACAGATGTAAGATTTGACGAGATGAATAAGAATCTGGTTAAGAAGATGGGAGTTTAAAATGAAATTTATAGATTTTTTCGCAGGAATCGGAGGATTTCGCAGGGGAATGGAATTGGCGGGGCATGAATGCGTTGGTTTTTGCGAATTTGATAAATTTGCTACTGCGAGTTACATCTCAATGCACTTACTGACAGACGAGCAGCGAAAGGCATTGGAAGATATTCCTATCAAGAAAAGGCAGAAAGAAATATTAAAGGAGGAATACAGAAATGGAGAATGGTACGCAAATGACATTAGAAGAGTGTATGCCGGAGACATTCCAAAAGCCGATTGCTGGTGCTTCGGATTCCCTTGTCAGGACATATCCGTTGCAGGAAAGCAAGCCGGATTTCAAGGAAACCGTTCAAGCCTGTTTTTCAGAGTTATGTACCTTGTCGGACAGCTCAAAGAAGAAGATAAACCCACTTACCTTTTCATTGAGAACGTTAAAAATCTGCTTAGTGTTAATGGAGGATGGGATTTCGCCAGACTGCTCATTGAAATGGAGCAGTGGGGGTATGATGCAGAATGGCAGGTGCTCAACTCCAAAGATTTCGGAGTACCGCAAAACCGGGAAAGATGTTTTATTATCGGACATCTTAGAGGGAGAAGTACCTCAAAAATATTTCCTATCGAAGGAACAGACGGAAAAAATAGTGTTTCGTTAAATCTTTTCGGTTGTCTTAATGGCAGAAATTCACAGCGAGATAGAGTTTATAGTGACGATGGATTAGCACCAACAATTAGTACGAAGCCGGGAGGAAACACAGAACCCAAAGTATCTATAATATTTGGCACAAGTCATATTGGTCAAGATAAAAAAACTAGAGTATACGAAAATGTATGCCCGACACTAACAAGCAGAGATTATAAAGAGCCTAGAAGCGTCGGAGTAGTATGCAATGTGAATCCGTCAGGAAAAGGAATGAACGGAAATGTGTACGATTCGACTGGCTTAAGCCCTACTTTAACAACAAATAAAGGAGAGGGAAATAAGATTGTAATCCCAGTATTGACACCAGATCGTATAGAAAAACGTCAGAATGGAAGAAGATTCAAAGAAAATGGTGAACCAATGTTCACACTGACAGGTCAGGACCGGCACGGAATCGCGATTGAAGTCAAAGAAGCAACGAAACAAGGTTATGCAGAGTGCAGAGTTGGTGTTGATACTGTGAATCTATCAGTTCCAGGTAGTAAGACAAGAAGAGGAAGGGTTGGGAAAGAGATTGCAAACACACTAGACACAAGCTGCAATCAGGGGATATTCGTTCAAGTGTCGGAAGAATTGATTGTATATGCGGTCTGGTATGAAAAATATCAGTGTTATATAGCAATACGAAAGCTGACACCGCGTGAATGCTTTAGGCTGCAAGGTTGGTCTGATGATTATTTTGAAAAAGCACAATTCGTAAATTCTGATAGCCAGTTATACAAACAGGCAGGAAACGGAGTAACAGTGACAGTTATAGAAACTATAGCAAGAAAAATGAACGTAAATCTAAATTGATAGCGTGTCAGTTACTTACATAGGGGAAGTGAGGATAGAAATGAAAAAAAATAATTACACTTCATTCTTCAAAACGAAACCAAAGAAAGTAGAGAGATACATTCGTTGCAGAAAATGTGGTGGAAACATGGAATGGGTTGAATACTATCCGCCGGAAATCAAATGCCCGAAGTGCGGATATACGGTATATCCAAAACCTTATGAGCCAGATTGTATCAAACTGCCAGAAACATGGGAAAAATATTCTGAATTATATGAGAAAGTGAGAATGAAAATGAGCTTTATGTCGGAAGTAATGCGGGAAGGATACGCAAATACATCATCTTCAGAAGCATTGAAAGAACAGTTCAATAAATTTTGTAATTGGTGTTGGGGGCATAGCTATGGAAACTGTGATATTTGCAGAAGAGAATACCATAAATTATACATTCCGCTAAGAATTGCAGAGAAGCAAAAAGAGTTAGGATTACCAGTCACGCGAAATAAGGAGGACACAAAATGTTAATCAGAAGTCAAGATAAAACAATAATAGTAAATATTGATAATGCTTTCAGTATTGCAATTCGAGACATTAATGGAGCGGCATCAATATATGTCGGAAGTCAAGGCGGTTGTTGCATTATCGCTGAATATTCCACCAGAGAAAAAGCCATGAAGGTACTGGACATGATTCAGGAAGCCTATGAAGAATACAAAATTACTTGTACTTTTTTGACAGGATTTACAGGACATCGAGCAATTGTAGAGTCAAACGATATTCACGTCAATGGTTTCGAAGAACTTGTAAAAAATTTTAAAAAGAATATGGTCTTTCAGATGCCAGAAGATTCGGAGGTGGAAGAATGAAAAGATCTGAAACAACAAAATTTCTTAGTCAATTGCTGGAAAAAAGCTGTTTTTCTGGCCCAGGTAAATACTGGGCTAGAGAAGTAAGCCTTGATTATGGCTACGCAGCAGGAAAGCCAAGAAGAGTAGATTACATGCAGTTTATTCCGGAAAACCAGTGTTCTATCTCAGCAATCGAAAAAGGAATATTTACATGCTATGAAATCAAAAGCTGCAAAGAGGATATTTACAGCGGAAATGGATTAAATTTTATTGGAGAAAAAAACTACCTTGTAACAACAATGGAGTGCTACAAAGAGATTTTACCTGATTTAAAAAATGGAAAATTTGCCCAACATATACGTGAGAATTTTCCGGAATGTTACGCGGAAATAGGTAACATGGGAGTAATGGTTGCAGTTCCGTATCAGAGAGATGTTGCCGAAGAATTTGAAAACCCAACACCACTAGATGGAGATGTGGAAAAATGGAAATTATCGGTTGCTATAAAGTGTAAACACAATGGATCAAGAAAAAGATCAATGACAGAACTGCTGTTTTGCATGGTAAGAAGCGGACATTGAGAAAGGATGAGATAATATGATACATATCAAAGATAGATTAATGCAGTACAAAGACGAGTATTCAAAGTACGTAAATGGATTATATGTTGAGGATGTTCTAGAAATGATTGAGCATCTTCTGGCCGATTTGGAGCAGGATGGGAAAGAAAACGGTTGGATTCCTGTCAGTGAGAGATTACCTGATGGGGGCGACTGCAGATATTTTATGTGCTTGCTTGAAAACCATTTGGAAGATGCACCTATTTTTCTCCAGTATAACGAATCGGTTGGGTTTGGATTCTATACAGATATCTATGATCCAGTTACTCTAGGATTTGTAGATACAGAATTTAGCACTGTGGAAGAACTGGGATATGAAGAAGTTTTGTACTGGAGAGAGCTTTTGAATCCGCCAGAGGAGGACTAAATGGGATATTGTAAATTAGACTGCCCAGACGGTGAAACAGAGTGCTGCATTTGCTGTGAGAAACAGGATTCCTGCCAGTGCAGATGTGATGATATGGACAGCTATGAATATGCAGAAGATTGTGAAGATTATGTTGAGGAGGATGAGCCATGATTACATTCTTATTAGGGTTCACCCTTGGAACCATATTCGGAGTGGCTGGTCTTGTATGTGTAGCGATCATGTACGACAAGCACCACCCAGACGATTAGAAAGGAGAACGGTATGCTGACAAGGAACAAAAAGCTGAAAGACTACGGTATTCCGGCAGAGGACATAGAAAAACTGAACACGATGCTGAAAGACTTTCCGGCAGAGTACGGATATCTGCTTTCCAGTGCCGCCTTGTCAGCTTGCCCGAAAAACACGGTGATAGCGGATATGGTTATTGAGAATATCCTACACCGGAAAAGCTACAGGAAAATCAGCAAAGAAAGATATATCCCGATGAATCCGAAGGACTTTTACGGATACAGGCGCAAGACCGTCGCTGTACTGTATGAGAGGATGCGGTTGTTGGGAGTGTGGGAGGAAGAATGAAAAAATGTGCCTTGTATGGTTAGCGATTATGTTTTTCGGTTGGACTTTAGGTGTAAAAATATCAGATATTAATGTTGCAATGATAGCAATATTCTATATTGGCGATTGTATTTCTGACCTTGCAAAAGAAATTGAGAAGAGGGGCGGAAAATGAAATTAATTGAATTATTGACAGCAATCGGCGTAAGTGATGACAGTTGTGAGAAAATCCAGATATGTCATCCAGGGAGAAGCTGGGAAGATTACGATGAATTTAATGCCGGATCAAAACTTCTGGAACCATTTTATGATTTAGAAGTAAGCTGCCTTTCGGCAATAGAAACGGATGTGATCAGAGTTGATTTGGCTTTTGATGAGAAAGAGGGTGAAGTAGATGAGCAGACTGATTGATGCAGACAAAATAATTGACTCTCTTGGAAATTCGGATATGGATTTTGCAATAGGTGCAGTTATTGACGAACAGCCGACAGTTTTTGATGTGGACAAGGTTATTGACCAGATTGAATACAGAAGAGCAAGTTTTGATTGTAGATCATGTGAATACAATGATGATGAAAAAACAATATGCAGTGAAGATTGTTCAGATGCACTTATTGATGATTTGATCAAAATCGTGAAAGGCGGTGGAGTTGAATGAGAGAAATTCTTTTTAAGGCAAAGCGAATTTATGATGGCAAATGGATTGAGGGATATTACCTAAGAGATCAATATCACATAGGGGGGAAGGACATTATTTTTTATCGAAAGGATTCAGATCGGTTTACAGTATATACTAATATAATTGATATAGAAACCCTCTGCCAATTCACAGGTCTTTACGATAAATGCGGCAATAAAATTTGGGAGAACGACATCCTGATGGCGCATTTGGACGAATCCTATCCAGAAGATGTGACATATATAACTGTCAAATGGAACTTTGCTGGATTTGTAGCATACGAAGCTGGCACAGATGGAGAATATCTTGATGAGTTTGATTTGGAACATTTTGAAGCTGTTGGAAACATTTTTGACAATAAAGAATTATTACAGGAGGAATCAGATGAGTAAATGGCACGTAAGTGTCGGAATGAGCTTATCAATTGATTATGACGATATTGAAGCCGATACAAAAGAAGAAGCTGAGAAAATAGCAAAAAGTAAAGCATTGGAAGACATTGATTACAACAATTGTGATTGTGATACTGGCTATCCAATAGTGTATTGTTGTCTTGAGGAGGAATTATGAGTAAATCAGTATTAGTGATTGATTATACGCCAGAGAATTGCTATGATTGCCCATTCGGAACTGAATACTGCGGAAATCTTGAATACGAGGGGTTGTGCGAATTAGCTGACTGCTTAGATTATGATGTGATTCTGATGACAGAAGAACATTATGATTACGAAAGTAAATCAAGGCCTGATTGGTGTCCACTGAAAGAATTGCCGGAGAAAAGCACTATTGAGAATGATATGACGGATTATCAGTGTGGGATGGTCGATGGTCGAAATCAGTGCATTGATGAGATTACAGGAGGTGAAGTAGATGATTGATCTAGCGAATAAATGTGTATTAGTCATAACACATGAAGAGTATGAAAATATTCTGAAAGCAGCAAAGGGACAAGGATATAGATGGTACGGTGGAAAAGAAGTGTATCCATATCCTTTTGAAGAACAGCAGATCCCGGATATATTAAAGTTCTATAGCAATAAAGAACTAACAAGAAATGCCAGCCTTGAACCGGGATATGAATTGGTAGAAGCATCAGACGTAATTGAAGATGAGGAGAAGCTCAAAGATGCTCTAAACCTTATCAGAGCATTCGCTAAATACCCAGACAGAACAGCATTGACGGACTCATTTATTAAGTCCTTGAAGTTACTTGCAGATACTGTAGAAAGTCAAATGAAAGAGGTGAAGTAGATGGAGAGATTAACACTTGACGATATGATAAAAGCACTTAAATGCGTTTCTAGTCAAGATGTCGAGGGTGATTGCTATGCGGATCACGAAAACTTCATGCATATGGAGGATGATGAACATAAACGCATTGTCTGTGGAACTGGCGAGGATTTAAGAGATTATATCAGTGGGAAGGAAGCGGTTGGTTGCCCGTATCACCAGAAAACGTATGGGACTTGCTGCGAAGATGGAGAATTGTATTGGCTGAAAGATGTTGCAGAACTGTTGGAAGAACTGAAATCTTACAAAGACTTAGAAGAACAGGGCTTGCTTGTGAGGTTGCCGTGCAAGGTTGGAGAAAAACTATGGTGCATTGTTAATAGCGCAATCCGTGAGCTTAGAGTATATCGTTTTGATATGCCAGCATTTGGAACTACTGATATCGTCTTTAGATATGCAGATGGTTTTAAGTTGGAGCGTTTCGTGGGAGAGATAGGAAAAACCGTATTCCTTACCCGTGAAGAAGCTGAGAAGAAGCTTGAGGAGATGAAGAAAAAATGAATTCCATAATTGTTTATTGGGATGATATTGTTGATAAGTTTGATACTTATCAAATAATAGATAAATTTGTTTATGATTCGTTTACGATGCTTCTTAGTCCTAATGAATATGCTCAAACAGGGTTGATTTTTGAAATAGCAACTAATAACGGGAATCCTAATGAATGCTCTTGCAAAGCCATCTTCGTAGACTTAGAAAAAGAAAAAGAGGTATACATAGGAGAATTTAATTGGAGTGTGCATGGTGAATATACTACTGTAGAGATATACGAAAAAGATAGAGAATACGAGGAAGCTTATGCAAACTGGGCAGGTAATATATATGCAATAATGTCTTATATAATGACAACTGAAAGAAAAAGAGTGGAAAAGCAAAGACCCATACAAAAGGTAAGCTCGAAAAAGAAATATAAAAATAAAAGTGAAAATAAGAGCATCTATCTTCTTTCGGAAATTGTGGATTATGTAAATGATAATGGTTTGCTGATAAAACCAAGTGGAAATCACAAAATAACTTGTCCTTGTTGGAGCGTAAGAGGACATTACAGAACGTACAAGAGCGGTAAGAAAGTATTTGTAAAGTCTTTCGAGAAAGGGAAAGAACGTGGAAAAGTAGCACCAAAACAGCATGTTTATACGATTTGAGAGGAGTGGCAACTATGCCAGATAAACTCACACCAGAAATAACCCCGCAACTCGCCATATCAGCATTCGCAGTACTACATCAATATTGCAGCTCAATCAGTCCACATGACTGCATCAGATGCGTATTTTACGAACATTGCCCGGAGTGTTTCATGGGGTGTCCGGGAAATCAGGGCGAGACAATCAGAAAATTACAAAGCAATGAATAAAATTAGAGAGTCGGTATTTACCGGCTCTTTTTTAGCACAAAATTTCTCAAACATGTACCACAACTTTTCCGCCAACCTATGATAGAATATACTCAGAAGTGTTACTATGGGGTTTTATAGCCAGTTGGAGGTGAGAACATGGGAATGACGCCAATGTACACAAGCGTTGAAGAGATTGAAAGCAAAATAGAACAGTACTTCGAAGATTGCAAGGGTTATCCATTAACTGATAATGAAGGTAATCAAATATTTAATAAGTTTGGCCTTCCTGTTTTCATAGATGTTCATCCCCCGACTGTTACAGGTCTTGCTTTAGCTCTTGGATTTACGAGTAGACAGGCACTCTTAAATTATCAGGCAAAGCTGGAATTCGTTGACACGATTACGCGCGCAAAAGCGAGGGTAGAACAGTACGCAGAGGAAAGGCTATTTGATCGTGACGGTTCAAATGGCGCTCAGTTCAGTTTGAGAAATAATTTTAAGGGATGGGATGCTGATAAGAAAAATGATGATTCTGGAGATGGAAAGATTACGATTGTGAATAATATTCCAAGGCCGGAGAAGCAGAATGAATGAGAATCCGATTAATCTGAATGAAATTATAGCTCCGGCTTTTTACAATGTATTCTGGGACATTATGGACGGAAAACACACCTATTACGATCTTTTTGGCGGACGAGGTTCAACGAAATCCTCATTTGTTGGAGTGATGATTCCTTTCCAGATGATGCAAGATGCTATCAATGGATCAATAACTAATGCAGTCATATTTCGAAAAGTTGGAAATACGCTTCGGGAATCTGTGTACGAGCAAATTGCGTGGGGAATTGATGCGCTTGGAGTTAATGACTTGTGGGATACCAGCGTAAGTCCTATGCAGTACACATATAAACAAACAGGCCAGAAGATTATATTCAGAGGACTGGACAAGGCAAAAAAGACTAAATCTATTAAAGCAAGCAAGGGATATTTCAAGTATCTCTGGTTCGAGGAACTTGACGAATTTTCGGGCATTGAAGAAATTCGTACAGTGCAGCAGTCAGTCCTTCGAGGAGGCAGTAAGTTTGTTGTATTTAAGACATTCAATCCGCCAATTAGCCGGAGCAACTGGGCGAATGTGTACGTAGAAGAACCACGAGACGACAGCTACAGGCATAAGAGCGATTACAGATCAGTTCCTGTTGAATGGCTTGGTCAACAATTCCTTGATGATGCGGAGCATTTGAGAAAGACAAATCAGAGAGCTTATGACCATGAATATCTTGGTCTTCCTGTTGGACTTGGCACAAACATTTTTGAACTGTTGGAAATCAGGACAATTTCGGATCAAGAAATCCAGAAGTATCAAAGTATCTATCAGGGTCAGGACTGGGGATGGTATCCAGATCCCAAAGCGTTTATTCGTGTGGCTTATGTTCCTAATCAGGAAAAAGTTTTTTTATTGGACGAACTTGGAGGTAGCAAGATAAGAAACAAGGAAATGGCTAACCAGATAAAGAAAAAAGGATATGATGATTATTCAATCTCTTGCGGAGTTGATGAAGAAGAAAGTATTATTGACTTCCGAGATGCAGGACTTCCAGCGCGTAGAGCCATTGTTACACCGGGAAGCCGCAAATATACTTTTGAGTGGTTACAGTGCCGAACATTAGTCATTGATCCGGCACGAACGCCTAGAGCATACAAGGAAATTATCAATTATGAACATGAAGTAGATAGCAATGGAGAGGTTATCGCAGATTATCCAGATGGCAATGATCACTGGATAGATTCTCTCAGGTATGCGACAAGTCCATTATCGATGAGAAGGGGGCACAGTGCATAATGAATAGCAAAGAAATATTTAAATGTTTGGAAATTCTGGACAAATTCCAATTCTTCCAAGGGCAAAGAGCCGGAAGAGAATTGTGGAATGATAAACCAGTAGAGATACAGAACGAAGATATAAAGAATTTCAATAAAGACATAGAGTTTATCAGAAATGTGCTGAAATCAGCTAATTCAGGTGATTAAATGGGACTTATAACAACACTAAAAAGGTGGTTTAACATGATTTTCAAAAAGCAAGCCGAAGAGGACTTTAATATCCAGGCAGCAGAGTTCCCAGAGATGGAATCGTTGATTAATAAATGTGCAAACATATATCGAGGCGTTCCATACTGGTTAGATGATAAAAATAACATCAAGACGATTAATTTTGCTAAATCTGTGTGTTCTGAGACTGCCAGACTTGCAACATTGGCGATCGGCATTCAGATTGATGGTTCTGCAAGGGCAACATGGTTGCAGGAGCAGATTGACAAGGTATACTTCCAGATACGCCACTGGGTAGAGTATGGCTGTGCTTATGGAACAGTATTCATTAAGCCAAACGGTGAGAGCCTTGACATATTTACTCCGGCAGATGTGATGATCGTGGATTATGATAATCAGGAGATTAAGGGAATCATATTTAAAGATTCTTATACTGTTGGACGGAAATACTACACAAGGCTTGAATATCATAGATTTGTTGAAACCACCGTGGACGGCGTGACGACCTATCCGTACTACGTTTCCAATAGAGCCTATGTATCAAAATCCCCTCAGTCAATCGGAGACAAGATTGATCTTAAACAGACAAAGTGGGCTGACCTAATGGCAGATACACCACCGATACTCAAGGCAAACGGGGAGAAACTGGATGGACCTCTGTACGGAGTACTGCGGACACCGCAGGCGAATAACGTGGATATTAACGCACCATTGGGTTTGCCAATATTTGCCGAAGCCATTGAGGAGTTAAAAGACCTGGACATTGCATACAGCCGTAATGCAAAAGAAATTCTTGATTCTAAGAGGACTGTTCTGGCAGATGACCGGCTGCTGATGCCAAGCGGCTCGCCTGTTTCCGCTATGACACCACAGGCAATGGAACACAGATGCTCAGAAATGAGTTTACCAGATTATGTAAAGAATGTATTCGGACAGGATGAAAAAGAGTTTTACAAGGAAATCAATCCGATTCTAAACACAGATACCCGTATAGCCGGCATAAACGCCATTTTAAGCCAGTTAGGGTACAAGATTGGATTCTCCAACGGGTACTTTGTTTTCAACGAATCTAGCGGCATTCAGACAGCTACGGGAGTAGAAGCGGAACAGCAGAGGACAGTCCAATTCATCAAAGATGTGAGGGATAAGTTAGAGTCTTGCCTAGATGAAGTTATTTACGCATTGAACGTTTATGCTGATTTGTACGGGCTTGCACCGGTTGGGGCTTATGAAGTCAATTATGATTTCGGAGACATTCTGTATGTGCGTGAAAACGACCGTGCTAGATGGTGGCAGTATGTGACCACTGGTAAGGTTCCGGCTTGGATGTATTTCGTGAAATTCGAGGGAATGACAGAGGAAGAAGCTAAAGCAATGGTTGAAGAAGCACAGCCAAAAGAACCGACTTTGTTCGGTGATGAGGAATAATTATGCTTAGTCCAGAGTATTTGCGCAGAATAACAGAGGGCAGTGAACAGATTGCCGAAGAGTTACACCAGTATATTATATCTGAGATTGTATCTCGAATGATGGCAAGAATCGGTAGAGGTGAGGACTATATTCTGACCAATGCCGATGCGTGGAGAATCAGAACACTACAGGAATCTGGTGAGCTGCTAGAGGACATTCTGGCGGAACTATCCAGGTATACCAAACGCGAACAGCAGGAACTTCTTGAAGTGTTTGAGGATGCCGGAATCACTGCTCTCGATTATGACGACAAGATATACAAGGCGGCAGGATTAAGCCCTGTACCGCTCGAACAGTCGCCAGCCATGATAAGGCTCATGGAGCGGAATATGAATCATTGTTTAGGAGATTGGAAGAACTTCACAAGAACAACCGCAAGCGCCGCTCAGAGGCTCTATATCGAGCAATGTGACCTTGCATATAATCATGTGATGTCTGGAGCGGTCGGGTATACGCAAGCCATCAAAGAGGCGGTTAATAACGTTGTATCAGATGGCGTGACTGTCACATATCCATCTGGCAGAAAAGATACAATTGAAACAGCAGTTGCACGTTCCGTCAGAACTGGTGTGGCTCAGGCGTGTGCTGATATTCAGTTGACAAGAATGAAAGAAATGGGATACGGTTTAGTATTAACATCTGCACATGTAGGAAGCCGCCCAAGCCATGAAGTATGGCAAGGGCAGGTATTTTCCATAGACTGGGAAAAATTAAAAGAAATCAAGCCGGAGTTTTTTCGGGAACGAGATACACCAGAATACCGTAGAATGTTGGAGCAAAAAGCAAGCCACTATCCAGATTTTATTGAAAACTGTCATTATGGCGAAGCCGATGGAATATGTGGAGTAAATTGCAGACATCATTTTTCAGTTTGGGTGGAAGGAATGCCGAATCCTTATGCAGGATTATCAGCACAGGACAAAGCCAACAAAAGCAAACAGTACGAAAAAGAACAGCGGCAACGTGCTTATGAGCGAAGAATCCGCAAAACGAAGAGAGAGGTTCTTGGACTGCAAACAGGAGTCGACAATGCACCGAATGAAAAGGCAAAATTCGCATTACAGCAAGACCTTGACCGGAAGTCTTATCTTCTCCAAAAACAAAATGCTGCATACAAAGATTACTGCAAGCAGAACGACCTGAGGGAACTGCAAGACCGACTCATGATTGCTAAATGGAACCGCCAGAACGCTGCTAAAGCCAGAGGAGCGGCGAAGAGATATAAAACAGCAAAGGGGATTGACTGATGAGCAAATGGGAATATTTCAATCCTAATCCTGTTAAGGACAAGAGAACGGGAGATTGCGTTGTCCGGGCAATATGTAAGGCAACCGGGCTTGATTGGGAAACGGTATTTACCGGACTGATGGTGCAGGCGTGCGCGCTGTCAGATATGCCAAGCGCAAATTATGTCTGGGGAGCGTACCTCTACAAAAATGGGTACAGACGCAAACTGATTGAGCAATCAGAACGGTATATCTATACAGTCAATGATTTTTGCACAGATCATCAGACAGGCACATATATTTTATGTATAGATGGCCATGTGGTGACGGTACAGAACGGTAAATATTATGATACATGGGATTCCGGAAATGAAGTCCCGGTATACTACTGGGAAAAGGAGTAGCTAAATGAGCATATCAGAATTTGTACAGATTTTCCTTTCTATCTGCGGAGGGGTGTCCATTGTCGGAGGGGCGGCAGCCGTAATCTTTAAATGGATTACCCCAGCGTTCCGACTTAATAAGCGAGTAGAGACACTGGAAGAACATGATAGACGAGATTATGAAAGTCTTCGGAGAATCGCAGAACGAGATTCATTAATTCTGGAAGTGTTGTCAACCATGCTGGACAGCCAGATTAGTGGGAATAATGTAGAAGAATTAAAAAAAACAAAACAGAAGCTTACAAATTATCTTGCGCAGAATCAACGTTAGCATTAGTAAGGGGTATGCTCATGAAATTATATGTGTTCACGAAGAAAGATATAGACAGATTTCTGATAGAGTGTAATTTCACACCGGATGAAGAAAGACTGTTCCGGCTAAGATGCAAGGAATATACGCTTGAATACTGCGCCGAACAGATGAATGTGAGCATATCAACGGCAAAGCGATTAAGCCGGAGGGTGAATAATAAAATAATCAAAGTGTGCTGATACTTTTTGGATACTAATTAGAGCCAGAAACGACCTGTTTCCGGTTCTTTTTTTATGTAAAAATATAATCAGAAAGGCGGTGTATAAAATGGCATTATATAACAATCCTTATCAATATAGTTTTGGCGTTCCTGGGCAGATGAACCAGTTCCAGCAACAGCCTGTCCAGATGCCGACTCAACCAGTACAGCAACCACAGCAGAATAATAATGGTATTCTGTGGGTATCTGGTGAAGTCGGCGCAAAATCCTATCTGGTAGCACCCGGGACAAGTGTTTTGCTAATGGATTCAGAATCAGAGAAATTCTTTATAAAATCCACAGATGTTTCTGGTATGCCACAGCCGTTACGGACGTTTGAGTATCATGAAGTAGGCACTCAGATGCCGCCTAAACAGCCTGTTCAGAGCATGGACAAATATGTTACTCGACAGGAATACGATGATTTAAAAGCCAAATGCGAAGCTATAGCAAGTCGATTAAATTCATTTTCTGAACCTGTTAGAACTAATACTGTACAGGAATCAGCAATCAAGGGAGGAAACGCAGATGAGTAATCCATTATTTAATGCGCTTGGTGGTGGGATGCCGCAGGGAAACGGACCAATGCAGATGATACAGCAGTTTATGCAGTTTAAGCAGAATTTTAAGGGAGACCCGAAAGAAGAAGTCCAGAAGATGTTACAGTCTGGGAAGATTTCTCAACAGCAACTTAACCAGGTTCAGCAGATGGCAGGGCAGTTTCAGAATCTGCTGAAAAATATGAAATAGTACATTACAATCTGGCCAGATTGATGTAAATACAAAAAAGGAGATTATAACTATGGATGGAAATTTAACAGCATCGGACGTTGCTCTTTTGACCGGGAACAACAGAAATGATGGAATGTTTGGCGGAGATGGCGCATGGTGGCTTATCGTGCTTTTCTTGTTCGCATTTTGCGGATGGGGAAACAACGGCTGGGGCAATAATGGCAACGGCGGTGGATATGTAGCCACAGCAGCTACTCAGGCGGATATTCAGAGAGGATTTGATAACTCCGCAGTGATCAGCAAGCTTGACGGAATCAATAGTGGCCTGTGTGATGGCTTCTATGCCATGAATAATGGTATGCTTACCGGTTTTAACGGAATCAACACCAACATCATGCAGACTGGTTTCGGCATCCAGCAGGCTATTAATGCCGATACTGTAGCGAATATGCAGAATACCAATGCGATCCAGGCACAGCTTGCAAACTGCTGCTGTGAAACAAGGGAAGCAATCCAGGGTGTAAACTACAATATGGCACAGAATACCTGTGCATTGCAGAACACTATGAACAGCAACACAAGAGACATTATCGACAGCCAGAATGCCGGAACAAGGGCAATCCTTGATTACCTGTGCAACGAGAAGATTTCCAACTTACAGGCTGAAAATAACGACCTCAGACGTGCCGCTTCTCAGGATCGCCAGAGTGCATTACTCACAACTGCAATGGCTTCACAGACACAGCAGCTTATTAATGCGATCAATCCAGCACCGATCCCGGCATATCAGGTTCCAAACCCGAACACATATTACGGATGCGGATGCAACACTGGATGTAATTGCTGATAACTTCATATCGAGAGTATCTTTCGATTGATTTCGGATGTCGGCTTATGCCGTATTACACAGAGGGGCAGGCTGAGACCTGTCCTTTTGTGATATGAAAGGAGTATTTTTATGGCAGAATTCACAAATGTAGCTGCTCAGACTGTAGCAGCAAATGGAAACGTAGTATTTTCAAACACAGCAGTTAAAGGTTCTAACTGTATTCAGCACAGAGAGGGAAGCGGAATTATTACCCTGAGAGGACTGACCAACCAGTGTAAAGCAAGATTCTTCGTGGATTTTTCTGGTAATATCGCAATTCCAACAGGCGGTACTGTCGGAGCTATTTCTCTGGCTATTGCAATCTCTGGCGAGCCTGTATTATCTTCACAGATGATTTCCACACCGGCAGCAGTAGACCAGTATAACAATGTGTCCTCTGGTATCTATATTGATGTACCTCGCGGATGTTGCGTTAATATTGCAGTAGAGAATACCAGTGATCAGGCTATTTCTGTTGCAAATGCGAACATTGTTGTAACCAGAGAAGCGTAGGAGGTGCAGTTATGAGAGATATCAAGGATTTATGTGCAAGAATTGAAGACGAACTGTCCAAAATTGCTGACAGTGGACTGACCACTGGAAATCTGGAAATGACATATAAGCTGATTGATATGTACAAGGATATCAAGAATACGTATTATTGGGACAAAAAAGTGGAATATTACAACACTGTTCTTGATGAGATGCGTAACGGATACAATGACGATTACAGCGAACGCGGAAGAAAGCGCGACAGCATGGGGAGATACAGTTCAAATGACGGCAGAATGATGCCGGATTACGATCGGGGCAGTTCTTATGCCAGACGTGGGGAACATTACGTCAGAGGGCATTACAGCCGTTCTGACGGACGAGACGCTTACGATGACTACATGACACAGAAACAGAGCTATCGTTCTGGCAAATCTGAGGACTGTAAGAGGAAGATGCTTGCCGCATTGGAAGAACACCTTGACGAGCTTACTACAGAAATGAGCGATATGTCCAAGGATGCAGAGTGCCGGGAAGAACGTGATCTTGTCAAGAGATACGTGGAAAAGCTCCGGGATATGCTCTAATTAGCTAAAACATGTACCACAACTTTTTGGATACTTTGTGGTAAAATATATTCATAGGGAAGATTCGTAAGTGGTTGACGCCACTTGACATAGACATTTTTCATTGATTCCTCCTTTCTCGGGTGCGTGTCCTTAATAGAAAATGCAGTGGCCGGATTGTCACATAAGATGCATGAGGTTGAAAAGCGGATGCAATTTCCGACACGTGCCATTACTGTCTATATGACTTGCTCGCTCGCATAGACAGTACGCACCTCCTTGTAAAAGGTAAATGGGCGGACAGGCGCCCGGAACAACTCGTGGCAGGCATGACACGTTAAACACCTTGCTAACCCGGGAATCCGGGTTGACGAAATGTAGCTCAGGTGGAAGAGCGGAGGACGCATAGTCCTTGACGTCGGTGGTTCGAGTCCACCCTTTTCGATTACCTTGCCAGTGGTCTAACTGGCTTAATCCATACCTGCGGCGGCAGGTCAATAAACACGACCAGGAGGATATGTATGCAGAAGCTTATTGACACATTAAAATCATTTGGAATTGAGATCCCGGAGGACAAACAGGCAGATGTTAAGAAAGCACTCTCTGAGCATTATAAGAATGCCAAAGAAGTAGCAAAAACCCTGTCGAAAGTCGAGGGAGAACGTGATGGCTGGAAAGAACGTGCTGAAACAGCAGAAGAGACCTTAAAAGGGTTTGACGGTATCGACCCGGCAAACATTCAGACGGAGCTTGCTGGATGGAAGAAAAAAGCCGAGGATGCAGAGAAAGAGTTTAATGCAAAAATCTACGAAAGAGATTTTGACGATGCTCTTAAGACTGCATTGGAAAATGTTAATTTTTCATCTCCAGCAGCTAAAAGATCTGTTACTGCTGATATCAAATCAGCTGGTCTTAAGCTTAAGGATGGAAAAATTCTCGGGCTTAATGATTTACTTGAACAGATGAAACAGGATGAGCCTGATACATTTGTAGATGAAAGTCAGCAGCAGGCCAAGCAGCAACAGGCGAGATTTGCAACATCGCGGATTGGACATCAGCAGACACCGGGAAGCATGACAAAGAAAGATATCGAAGCAATCAAAGACCCGTCCGAGAGACAGGCTGCAATTGCTCAGAATATCCAGTTATTCCAGTGATTTTTTACACCGACTATGCATCAGAGCGTAGTCGCTAACCCAATACCTTAACAATTATGGGTAGAAAGGATTTTTTTATATGGCAGCAAAAGATAATCTTATTATGACAAATGATATCCAGGTCACAGCACGTGAAATTGACTTTGTAACCAGATTTGAAAGAAACTGGCAGCACTTACGTGACATTCTGGGCATCATGAGACCTATCAAAAAACAGCCGGGTGCTGTACTCAAGTCCAAATATGCAGAGGGCACTTTACAGAGCGGAAATGTTGGTGAGGGTGAGGAAATCCCTTACAGCAAGTTTACTGTAAAAGAAAAGGACTATGCGGAAATGACTATCGAAAAGTACGCAAAGGCTGTATCTATCGAAGCAATCAAGGATCACGGTTATGAGAACGCTGTTCAGATGACTGATGACGAATTCCTTTTCCAGCTTCAGACTGATGTTACCGGCAGATTCTATGACTATCTGAAAACCGGTACGCTTACTTCCACAGAAACTACATTCCAGATGGCTCTGGCAATGGCTAAAGGCCGTGTTGAGAACAAATTCAAACAAATGCACAGAAACGTGACTGGCGTTGTTGGATTCGTGAACATTCTGGACGTATATGAATATCTCGGAGCAGCTGAGATCACCATTCAGAACCAGTTCGGATTCCAGTACATGAAGGACTTTATGGGATTTAATACAATCTTCTTACTGTCCGACAGCGAGATTCCAAGAGGGCAGGTTATCGCTACTCCTGTCGAGAACATCGTTCTGTACTATGTTGACCCGAACGAATCTGACTTCGCAAGAGCAGGTCTTGTATACACCGTATCTGGTGAGACAAACCTGATCGGATTCCATACGCAGGGCAACTACCACACAGCAGTATCCGAAGCGTTCGCAGTTATGGGGCTTACTCTTTTCGCAGAGTACATTGACGCAATCGCAGTAATCACCATTGATGAAACACCAACGCTTGGTACTCTGACAGTAAATTCCGTGGCTGGGACAGAGAGCGGTGATACAAAAATCACTGTAAATCCGGTTAAGGAAAATGCCGGCAATGTGTATAAATACAAAGTTGCAGCAGAAGCAGTAGCTGTTGGATATGGACAGAATCTCAGAAACTGGAGTACTTGGGATGGAAAAGCCGATATCACAGCAGCAACCGGACAGAAGATCACAGTGGTTGAGTGTGATGGAACATACAAAGCACTGAATGCCGGAAGTGCAAGCGTGACAGCAAAATGATGATCGCAGGAGGTAACTGGCATGGCTTATGCAGATTATAAATTCTATACAGAATCATTCGGCAATGTCGTGCCAGAAACCGACTTTCCACGACTGGCAGAAAGAGCCAGTGATTTCGTGGACACAATGACATTTGACAGACTGGTGGATGGACTGCCGACAAATGAACGCTCACAGAAACGCATCAAAAAGGCGGTCTGTTCATTGGCTGAATTAATGTATCAGATTGAGCTTGCTGAAAAGAATGCTACCAATGCCGCTGTGAGCGGTACGTCAACCGCAATCGGATCCGGTGGTAGCACGACAGGCATTGTAACATCTGTATCATCTGGCAGTGAATCCATCTCTTATGCAACGCCACAGCAGAAAGCATCAGGTGCAAAGGAATGGAGTGCGGTGTATGCCGCCGCCGGGGATGTACAGAAAACGAATGACTTACTTCTTAAGACAGCTTTGCCGCTTCTGATGGGAGTAAGGACGGATGATGGAATACCAGTATTGTATGCAGGAGTGTAAAAATGGAATTAAAAGAACTCACCAGTAAAACAATAGAACTGTTGAACATTGAAAATCCAGAACAGATTCCAGACTCTTTGATGGAAATTGTGCTGAATGGAAAAACAGAATTTTTTGACAGATTTTGCAATCTGGTTGAGGACTTATCCATTGACTGGTTGCAAAAGATTTTCCAATATTATCTTGCTGATAGAAAAGTAAAGATGCAGGATTACACGCCTGTTTCATTAGCAAGATTTGCCGGAAAACTGGTGCAAACAGAAAACGAACGCACTGTATATGATTTATGCGCCGGAAGTGGTGCATTGACTATTCAAAAATGGAATCTGAATAATGAATTAAAATTCGTATGTTATGAGTACGATAAAACGGTTATTCCTATTTTGCTTTTCAATCTGGCAGTAAGAAATATGGATGCAGTTGTTGTAAATGGCGATGCATTGCAGGATGAAGTTTTCACAACTTATCTTGTAAAGAAAGGTGAAAAATATTCTTCTGTAAAAAAGACAGAAAATTTTAAACTGGAAAAGACAGATAGTTGTATTTCAAATCCACCATACAATATGAAGTGGAAGATACCGCCGTTTGCACAGCTGCAACCTCGCTTTAACGACTGTGAGTTGCCGCCAGAAAGCAATGCAAATTATGCTTTTATTTTGACCGCATTAGATAATTGCAAGGAAAAAGTTTCAATGATTCTTCCGTGTGGGATATTAACTTCAAATCTAAAAAATGAAATAGAAATAAGAAAGTATCTTATTGAGAAGAATTTGATAGAATCAGTTATTTTGTGCCCGGATAAAATGTTTGAAGCTACTGCGATCGCAACTTGCCTTTTAACTCTGAATAAGAAAAAAAAGACAACACATATTGCATTTTTAGATATGCGCAAAACTTGCGATGTAGAACAAAGAGAACAAAACGGACAGTTTGGCGGGGCAAGTCACGAAAATAGAACGTACAAAAAAGCTGTTAATGTTTTTTCTGATGAACAGATGGAAAACGCCATTGATTCTATCATTAATCAGAAAAACGTCGCCGAATTTTCAAAAAGCGTGCCTTTTCAAACTGTAGTAGAAAACAGATATACTCTTCTCCCAACACGATACCTTGAATTTAAAGAAGAGGATTTCGCACACAGAGATTATGGAGAAATCATTGACGACTTAAACAGAGTTATCAGTGAAAAAAATGGTCTCAAGCTGACAATGAATGAAACACTTGCAAAATCAATCGGATTATATGACATATTCCAGATGTTCAAGCAGTCAGAAGAAACAGCGGATTCCATGAATCAAATGCTTGCTTTTACTGGAAAGAAAATTGAAAAAGAAAATTTTATTTCCATGACGAAGAAAGCAGGAGAACTAAAATTTGAAAACGGAAGCAAGAACAATATATCAACTATACTGCTCTCGATTTTACAGATGTGGAAGCAACACATAATGTATCTGAACAATGAAGAAAACAGGTACTTGATAGAATTAAGAGACGCGCTTTTACCAGATTTAATGTCTGGGAAAATTGATTTGGGAGGCGATAAATGATGGACATTTCAACACTTGGCTCATGTATAGCAATCGTTATGATTTGCTACATCGTAGGAATGGGCTGTAAGGCATCAAAAAGAATCTCTGATGAATGGATTCCGGTGATCATGGCGGTTACTGGCGGGATTCTCGGAGTAGTCGGAATGGGAATTATCCCGGATTTCCCGGCAACGGATTATATCACGGCGGTTGCAGTCGGTATGTTTAATGGATTGTCGGCCACTGGTGTAAATCAGGTTATTAAGCAGACAGTGCAGAAAGAATAATTAAGGAGAGGGTATCATGTACGAAAAAACTTTGACGATTTTCAATTATTATGAGAGTCCGACAACAGGAGATGCGTACTGGTATCCTCATGTTTTATCCGGTGTCGACCTCATTACGGACAGGGGGGCAATCCTTAAGAAGTACGGGCCAGACGTAACAGACAACGCACAGTTACACATCCATTATACTGTCCAGAACGGCGATATAACCATTGCTGACAGGAATGGTAAGATTCTCCCATGGGTACCGCCTAAAGAGTGGAAAAGACAGATTAACAACGCTCTGGAGGATACGATTACATTCTCAGATGAATCGTTCTTCTGGGAGGGTGAGTGGACTGGTGGAACGGTAATTGACAGTGATTATCGGAATGGATTCTATCAGTACATGAATGAAACCAAGGACAACGTGTTCAAGATTACCAGTGTAGGTGGTCCGTATACACTGATTCCACATTTTGAGATTCTGGGTAAGTAATATGAGTAAAATTCATCATTTCAAAGGTTTCTCCGTAGTTGATGGAGATATGAAAATTAAACTGAATATGGATAGATTCTCCAGACAGTATCAAGAAGCCCAGTATCTCCTTGATGGAATGGTTATGGACAGTATGGTTCCGTTCATGCCGATGATTACAGGGGACTTTATCAACCGAACAAGAGTTGAGAGTGCATCCTTGCAAGGAACTGGGAAAGTATGCGCTGCGGCAGCTCCTTATGGGCGTTTTCTGTATGAGGGAAAAGGAATGGTTGATGAAGCAACTGGAAGCCCCTACGCAAGACGTGGAGCAAAGAAAGTTCTTGTCAGTCAGTTCTCTGGTCAGACAGCCGCAAAGGAAAATCTTGAATACACCAAACAGGCTCATCCACGAGCACAAGCTGAATGGTTTGATGCCGCTAAACGGCAATACGGTGACACATGGATTCGCAAAGTAAAAGCACAGGCAGGAGGTGGCAGACATGGCAGATAAGCCAATTGGCAAAGATGCAACCGGATATGAGATTCTGACAGATGCCATGAAAGCACTTCTGAACCAGTATCCAGGGCTATACGAAAATGAAACAATCAAATTTGAGGAACTCGGCAAGGAATCAGGAATTGCATTCTCGGCAGACAACGGGGCATTGGTCTATTCAGAAAAAGAAGATGTTTGCGGAATAATGCACCAAATTTGTCAGTACCCATTTTATGTAGTGTACCGAACAGCATCCGACAAGGAACGGCAGAAGTTATCTGTTCAGAAGTTCCTGGATAATCTCGGTAAATGGATATGTCGAGAACCAGTTATCATAAATGGCTCTGAGACACGTTTAAGTGCGTTTCCTGAGCTTTCGCAGGGGAGAGTGATAAAACGTATCACCCGTGATAACTCCTATGGTTTAGAACCGCAGGAGAGTGGTGTACAGGACTGGTTATTGCCATTATCGGTACGCTACGAAAACACTTATGAAGTAATATAACAAGTAACAACCGGCTATCAATTGGAGATAGTCGCTAACCTACACAGCCTTTTGAAAATTATAGGCAGAAAGGACATTTCTATGGCAGTTACAGGCAAGATTGACCGTAAATATATGGCTCATTATATCGATGCAGGTTCCCTCTGTGGGGGACTGACACCGAAATATGAGCGTCTTGGAAAGGACCTGGAAGAGTATAACGTAGAACTCAATCCAGACACTGAAACATCTAAAAACATTCTCGGAGAATCCACATTTAAACATAACGGCTACGAAGTTTCTTCTGATGCTGATCCGTTCTATGCAGACACTACTTCCGATCTGTTCACAGCATTACAGAAGATTGTAGATGGACGTCTCAAAGACGACAACCTCAAAACAAAAGCAGTTGAGGTTCATCTCTGGACAGAAGCCACAGCAGGCAAGTATGAAGCGTATCAGCAGGATTGTTACGTTGTGCCGACCTCCTACGGCGGTGACACATCTGGTTATCAGATTCCATTTACCGTGAACTATGTTGGTGAACGTGTAAAAGGAAAATTTGATATCAGTTCCGGTACATTCACAGCCGACAGCGAATAAGCACATATGCAAGGAGGGCACGCCAAATGGCAAAAATAATTAACACCAAAATCGATGATGGAATTCTCATTTTCACATTCACGAATAACGAAGACGAAGTCTTTTCTTCTTTTAAGTTAAACCCGACGGACATTAATGTAGCAGCACGTGCAGAGGAACTGACAGAATACTTTGGGCAGCTTAAAGAATCTATTCAGAAAGTCACATCCGGTAAGGAAATGGCAGAGCTGAATAAACAGATTGAGGACAAAATTAACTATCTGCTCGGATATGAAGCATCAAAAGACCTGTTCAAAGAGCCGATCACGGCAACCACTGTATTCGGTAATGGTCAGGTGTTTGCTTATATCGTACTTGATAAGATCGCAGAAGCAATTGCACCGGAAATCGAAAAGAGGAAAAAGAAAATGCAAGCAGCGGTCAATAAGTATACGGAGAAGTATACAAAATGACCGCCTATGAGTTACCCACCTCGCTTAACATAAGTGGGGTGGATTTTTCTATTAGAACCGATTTTCGTGCGATCATTGATATTCTCATAGCCATGAACGACCCGGAGCTGGATGAATACGGAAAGATGGAGGTAATGCTGAAAATTCTGTATGAGGACTGGCAAAGTATACCGTCTGACTACCTGGACGAGGCCTGTCAGAAAGCATCGGAGTTCATTGACTGCGGACAGTTGGACGATAATCCGAACCACCCAAAGCCCCGTTTGATGGACTGGGAACAGGATGGAGACATGATCGTGCCGGCTGTAAACAAGGTTGCTGGTAAAGAAATCAGATCAGTACCTTATATGCACTGGTGGACATTCTTTGGATATTTCATGGAGTCTGGAGAGTGCCTGTTCAACACGGTTGTTGGAATCCGGTCAAAAAAGGCAAAAGGTGAACGGTTGGACAAATGGGAAAAGAAATTCTGTCAGGAAAACAAGAACATTATTGATATAAAAACACGTCTCAGCGATGAGGAGCAAGCTTATAAAGATAAGTTGAATGAGATGTTGAACCTCAAGTAGTTAGGAGGTGGACACATGGCTGCTGATGGCTCAGTCATTATTGATACCAGGATGGATACAAACGGTGTCCAAAAAGGCGTATCAGCTATAAAACAGTCATTTAACGGCCTTGGAAGTGCTGTAAAAAAAATCGGTCTGCTGATTGGCGGAGCGTTTGCAGTTGGCAAGTTAGTGCAGTTCGGAAAAGAGTGTGTGGAACTTGGCTCTGATCTGGCAGAAGTGCAGAATGTGGTCGATGTCACATTTACCACCATGTCCGACAAGGTCAATGAATTTGCAAAGAATGCCATGACCTCTGCCGGGCTGTCAGAAACCATGGCAAAACGGTATGTCGGTACGTTCGGAGCAATGTCTAAGTCGTTCGGTTTCTCTGAAGCACAGGCTTACGACATGTCAACAGCTCTGACACAGCTGACTGGTGATGTGGCATCATTTTATAACATTTCGCAAGACCTGGCTTACATCAAGCTGAAATCGGTGTTTACAGGTGAAACGGAAACATTGAAAGATCTTGGCGTGGTAATGAGCCAGTCGGCACTTGATCAATATGCACTTGCCAATGGCTACGGAAAAACCACATCTGAAATGACAGAACAGGAAAAAGTGGCTCTCCGTCTGGCTTTTGTGCAGAAGCAGCTATCTGCCGCATCTGGAGACTTCATCCGTACTTCTGACAGCTGGGCAAACCAGGTCAGAGTTATGCAGTTACAGTTACAGTCTCTCAAGGCAACAGTTGGGCAGGGATTGATTAATATTTTTACGCCTATACTGAAAGTAATTAATATCTTGCTCGGTAAGCTGGCAACTCTGGCAAATGCGTTCAAGTCATTCACGGAGTTAATCACTGGCAAGAAATCTTCTGGCAGCACAAGCTCGAGCGGCGCAGGTCTCACAGGTGATGTAAGCGGCGTGCAGGATACGGCAGATGCTTACGGACAGGCAGCGGACAACGCCGGCAAGCTAGCAGATTCTACGGAAGATGTGGCTGACGCCACAAAAGATGCGGCAAAAGCGGCAAAAGGATATCTTAGTCCACTTGATGAGATTAATCGGTATTCTACACAGGATGCATCATCAACAGCAAGCAAAACTCCGTCGACATCCGGTAGTGGCAGTGGCGGCGGCGGAACATCTCTTCCGAGTGCGGTCAGCAACGTAGATTACGGGAAGATGGCGGAGGGTGAAACTGCTCTGGATAAAATTAGCAAATCAGCCGAGAAACTTGCAAAGCTCCTTAAAAAGCTTTGGAAACCGTTCCAGGACGCATGGAAAAAAGAGGGCAAGAACACCATTGACGCGGCACAGATTGCCCTGTCGGGAATTGCAAAGCTCGCTAAGAGTGTAGGCAGGAGTCTTGTGGAAGTCTGGACAAATGGCACAGGTACGACAATGCTTACAACCATGCTGAGGATTGCTCAGAATGTACTTAAAACCATTGGGGATATTGCATCCGGCTTTGCCGATGCGTGGAATAAGAACAATGTCGGAACACAGATTATCCAGAATATTGCAGATGCTCTTGTGGTAGTCATGCAGTTTGTTGAGAGGATTGCCGCAGATACGGCAACATGGGCGGCAAATTTGGACTTCTATCCATTGTTGGAATCTATTAGCAATTTGACGAGTGCATTTGCACCAATTCTGGAATCTATCGGAAATGTTCTTGAATGGATTTACAAAAATATTGTTCTTCCGATGTTGACATGGGTTATTGAGGTAGGGCTTCCGACAGTGATTAATTTAGTGTCAAAAGTAGCAACATTTCTCGCAGAACACCAGCCGATCGTTGAAGCATTTGGCGCGGCTCTGATCGGCGCATTTGCGGCGGCTAAAATTGCAGGACTGGCATCGAGAGTTATTAAGAGCGTGTCTGGGATAGCTATGGCCGCAAAGGGGCTTATCGCACTAATGACTGGTACGGGCGGCATCATGGGCGGAATCAAAGCTATTGCAACAGCTATCGGTCCTGCCGGAATTTTCGTAATCGCAGTCAGCGCTGCTATAGCAATTGGCGTATTACTGTACAAGAACTGGGACAAAATCAAAGAAGCTGCTACAAAACTGAAAGACTGGGTTATTGGAAAAACAAGGGGACTTGTTGACGGAGTTACAAAAAAATTAACAAACCTTAGGGAAAAAATCAGTGGGGTATGGAAGTATGTGAGTGAAAAAACCACGACCACTTTCAAAAACATGTGGAATACGGTAACTACAAAAGTAGGAGCTATTAGGGACACTATTGTCGACAAGTTTTCTAATGCGAGGGATACCGTAGTTGATATATTCACAAAAATAAGAGACACCGTAGTGTCAGTATTCAACAAAGTAATCAGTACTATCAACGGCGCTATTGGAACTATTAACGGTGCAATCAGTACCGTGGAATCAGCTTTTTCGTTTGGCCCATGGAAAGTGCCAACTCCGACTGGTTCAAAGACTATCGGGTTTAAAGCTACTTTTCCACGAGTTCCAACAGTTCCGTATTTAGCCAAAGGTGCGGTCATTCCACCTCGAAGTGAGTTTCTTGCAGTGCTGGGCGACCAGAAACAGGGTAACAATATCGAGACACCGGAAGCTCTGCTCAGAAAGATTGTCCGGGAAGAAACAGCAGGACGACAGACAGGCGGCGGAAGTTACCGATTTACGGCGCAGATCAATCGCAGAACCCTGTTTGACGAGATGATGAAAGAAGCACAGATGAGACGAGATACAAGCGGCAGAAACCCATTTGAGATGGCATAGAAAGGAGGGCGTTATGGAAAAGTACAAAATCAACGGAACGATAATTTGGCAACCGGACAAAGACCTTGCGCTCTCCTTTGCCACGACTTATACGGAATCAAGCCAGAGGACACAGTATGGTGTAGGATACTTTACACCGATGTTTACTGTAGAACAATATACGTACAAGGCCAGTGATATCCCGATGACAGAAGCAACTAAGATTTTACAGATGGTAGCGAAAGGATATAAATTTACGCTACATTATTTCTCGCCGTATTACGGGGCTTGGCGTGATGCACCGTTCTATGTGGGACAGACACAGAACATAGCTATCGGGGAACTGTCGGACGATAGAAAGATTTTATCGTCATTGGAATTTAACATGACGGGGGTGAATCCACTGTGATTAACGTAAGCAATGCATTTAGACAAAAACTTGAAGCTGGCGAGCCAGTCAGGATGGCGGTGGACATCACCTTTCCTGACGGGACGAAAAAAACCATTAATAAAGATATCATGAACGGTGGCAACGGATTTTCCGACTGTGCAGAGAGCAGTAGCTTTCCGGTCGGCGCTACTATCTGTAAAACACTGACGCTGAGCATTAATAACGATCAGGAGCAGTGGAAGAACTACAGCTTTTACGGAGCCAAGATTCATGCTTATCTGAAGCTTCAGACGTCGTATGCAGCACCGGAATCTGTAAGTGTGTTGCTGGATGAAAGTTATAACCCGATTCTGGACAGTACCGGAGACTCTATTATTGCAACACAGGCAGCCACAAAAGATATCATCGAAACTATTGACAAGGGAGTCTATACAGTCACTACGCCAGAGCAGTATTCAGATATCATCAATGTTACGGCACTGGATGATATGTATAAGGCAAATAAGACATATACCAGCGGATTGAAACTTCCGCAGTCGCTCATTAACCTTGTCAGAGATGCCTGTAAGACTGTCGGCATAGGTATGAATCTGACCATGGACCATGGCGATATTATAATAAGAAGCATTCCAGACAGCATGACATTTCGCCAGCTGTTCGGATATGCGGCTATGGTTGAGTCTGCGAACGCCCGGATTGATTATTCCGGGAATCTCCAGTTTGTAAAATGGGATTTTGGGAAAATGGAATCTGATAATGCCGCGACCGTGGACGCAGATGGCTTTATTCATTTCGGTGATGCTAGCCCGTCTATTGATACCGACGGCTTTGCTTCTCTGCCAGGATGGACTATTAATGCAGAGGGGTTCCTGGCTCTCACATCCGGCCCAGGCAGTGATGTTCAGAGATTGATGGCTTATGCGAATCCACCTGCGCTTTCCAGTGACGATATAGTCATAACCGGAATTAAGGTAACGAACGGGCAGTCAAACGACGATACTGATACTGATTATTCCGGCATGTACGGAGAAGAAGGGTACGTCCTTGAGCTTGAGAATGAGCTGATTGATACCGATCAGCTTCAAACGGTAGCGAATATCATTGGTGAACAGATCGTAGGGGCACGATTCCGGAATCTTGAGGGTGATCTGGTGTATAACCCGCTCGTCGAGTTTGGAGACATGGTGTACACTTACGACCGATTAGGGAATAAGTACCTTACTCCTCTGACAGACGTTTCCGGAAATGTAGGCGGCCTGACTACAGTTAAGACACAGGCTGATGATCCGATCAGAGGCAGTAGTGACTTTTACGGGAATAGCACGAAAGCTATAGTTGCAGCACGTCAGATGGTGCAAAAAGAAAAATCCGCAAGAGAAGAGGCTATACAGAGATTGGCTGAAGCACTCAGCTCTTCGAGCGGTCTGTATATGACACAAGAGCCGCAGCAGGACGGTAGTATCATATACTATATGCACAACAAAGCAACCATGGCAGAATCCAACATAATCTGGAAGCTGACAGCAGAAGCACTTGCCGTGTCGATTGATGGCGGAAAAACATATCCTTACGGCTTTGCGGTGACTGGCGAATTAATAACCAGACTGCTCTATGCAGAGGGCATCAACGCCGACTATATTAACGCAGGAACGCTCATCGTAAGAGACAAAAGTGGAAATGCGATATTTGAAGCGGATATGGATACCGGATCAGTTACCCTTGACGGAAGTTATGTGACGATCGGCGGTAAACCACTTGATGAAAAGATTGAAGATGTTGAGAACATGGCAGCTCTGGCTAGAAACATGACCATGCAGCTCGACAACGACTATCAGGGAATCCCGGTTGACAGCAACGGCAACTATACAGAGTTCCCAGAATGCACTACAACGGCGACAGTCATGTACGGTACACAGGATATCACGAATAACTGTACATATACGATTACGACGTCGCAGAACATACAGGGACATTGGAATAAGGAGAATAAGACGTACACCGTCACCGGCTTGACCGCAGACAGCGGATGGGTGAACATCAAAGCCGCATATCTGAATAACCTTGTCGTATCGAAACAGTTTTCGCTTGCGAAACAGTACGCCGGCAAAGACGGAGCGAACGGCATCCCGGGAAAAGACGGTAAAGACGGAAAGACACAGTACACACACCTTGCTTATGCGAACAGCGCAGATGGTCAGACAGACTTTTCTGTGAGTGATGGGAACCGTGAATATATTGGAATGTACGTGGATTTTGTAGAAGCTGACAGCACTGACCCGACAAAGTACACGTGGTCACTGATTAAGGGAGCGGATGGTGCACAGGGTGTTCCAGGAACACCAGGAGCGGACGGAAAGACGCCTTATTTTCACATCGCTTACGCCAACAGTGCTGATGGAAAAGCCGGATTCTCCGTGGATAACAGCGTTGATAAGCTGTATATCGGGCAGTACACCGATTACACACCGGATGACAGCACTGACCCAACAAAATACAGTTGGACAAAGATTAAGGGCGAACAGGGAAATGCCGGAAGGACTTACTTCTTCCAGAGTAATGCAGATGTGTTACTGATGGGGGCAGATAAGAGGATAACACCGGCGCCGCTCATTGTGGATTCTTTCTACAGGGATGGAAACGGCGAGATTGCACAGTCACAAAAAGGTTGGTGGAAACTTGAAAAATCCACCGACAACGGCGCTACATGGTCAGCGCTCACGGTATCGCAGACTGCGGCACTTGACCGGTTGAGTATTAACGTCAATAACCTGTCGCTCAAGGCTCACAATATGCTCAAGGTTTCGCTGTATTTTGACCAGGCAAAAACGAAGCTTGCGGACTATCAGACGTTTTCCGTGGCGGTTGATGTGGCATCACTGACACAGGAACAGATAGTTGATATCCTATCAGACGGCGGAAAGTTCAAGGGTCTGTATTATGGCAAGGATGAGAGTGGAAACACGACACTGTATATATCTTTCAATGCCATGAAAGGTGGTGTTATCAGTCTTGGCGGCATGAATAACGGAAACGGTCAGCTGAAGATTTACGATGCTGACGGAAATCAGATATCGAGATTAGGATATACCGGATATGTCGTACTTAACAAGAACACCGGAAACCCGATGGTATCTCTTAACACTGCCGGATTGCGATTGTATACGGACTACACAGATGCAGACAACTACAATGCACTGATGCTTGGAAAATACGGACTGTATGCACAGAAAGTCCAGAATAAAGTGCTTGAACTTTGGATGGAAGGTGATACGAGCAAAAAGTGGGAAGGCTACATTGTTCGCTATCTGAACAACAAAGTCCGAATAAATACAAACTCACTTTTTACGGATGGATGCGAACTTGGAGCAAACATTTTGACAAATGGAAGTCTCACTGTTGAGAGGGCCGCTGGATTGAAAGGCGGCGCTTATGTACAGGGAAGTTTCTCTTTCGAGGACTCGGAGCAAACCGATAAAAGAAGCCCTGTCAGAAGAAGCCCTATAGCTACACTGGGAACTGTTGGAAAAAAGGTGGCGTTTATCGGATGCGGTCAAACACAGACTGGAGACACCGACATTGGAACTAGCTATAAAAACTATATCGAAGTTAGAGGACAGTTTACTGGTGCTAAAAATTTTGTAACAAGTAAATTTTATTCCGGTTCAGCCCCGTCCGACATCCGTCTAAAAGAAAACATCGCAAGCAGTGAAACAGACGCTCTCGAAACGGTCAACCGCATGAAAGTCCGTCAGTTTGACTGGAAAGAGCGGATGGGCGGATGGCATCAGAACATTGGCTTTGTGGCGGATGAACTGGAAGAAATCGACCCGAACTTGGCTCTGGGCGGCGGATATGACGAAAACGGCGAGATGGATATTAAGCAGATTAACAGTCCGTACTTGCTGAACTACGCCATTAAAGCCATTCAGGAACTTAGCGCAAAGGTTGACAAGCAAGAGAAACGTATCAAGGAATTAGAAAGGAGATTACAAAATGGCGAAATTTAATGAGTACACACAGAAAGCAACACCGGCGGACAACGACACACTGATGATTTACGACGCAACGGCGAAGGCAAACAAGCTTTCACCGTTCAGCGGAATCTGGAACTGGATTGTTGGAAAACTGACCAATGCGGTCATCAGTAACTTGCAGACATCGAATAAGAGCGTTATCGGGGCGCTTAATGAATTAAATAGTAAGGCAGTGACAGGTAAAATTCCGCAGTTCTACAGCAATATTGATAAAATAAATGGTGCCTCAATTATAGTTGCAACAGAACGAAGTGAAGGCACTCTTCCTAAAAAAATAGGAGGAAACAGGTATATGATAATTACAGATGCTAGTTTTAGCGAAAGCGGACTGACATATGCAGTTCAATTTGCTATCGGCTTCGGATCATCTACTATCGCAATTAGGAATTGCAATTATACAGCTGCTGGAAACGGAAAGTATAGCGAATGGAGATATATTTAATTTCATAATCACTTTACGATTCCAAATTAAATAGTAAGACGCCATCAAAAAACGTAAATTCTTTGGAAAACTACATAAAAAACGCTCCCATAGGTGTGAGTTTTTGTGATTGTCAAAATGCCGACGATAATCCCTTCAAAGGTAATATGTCAATATGTATGACATTTGTTAATGATGATCACAGTTGGGGAGTACAGTATCTTTTTGTATATAAGGACATTCGTTACCGTACGATGAGTACTGGTGCTGTGGACGAATGGAAGCAAATAGCATAGAAATTCTCGTCTTCCCATTTAGTTGATTAAGAAACTTTGAAAATTCATAAAAAGGAGTTGATAAATTGGAATTTAAAGGTATTGACGTATCATCCAACCAAGGGAAACCGGACTGGGCGAAAGTAGCTAAATCCGGTATTAAATTCGCAATCTTGAGAGTGCACCAGAAAACCGGTATTGATGGCTCGTTCGAGTATAACTACAAGGGATGCAAGAGCAACGGAATCCTTATCGGCGGGTACAAGTATTCATATGCCCTGACGCCGGCACAGGCTATTGATGAAGCAGAAGATGTGATTGCCGCACTCAACGGACGTGGACTGGATTTTCCAGTGTTCTACGACCTTGAGTGGTCTAATCAGCGAAAACTCGGCAAGCAGGCTATTGAGAACATTGCAGTTGCATTTCTGGTAAGGATGAAAAAAGCCGGTTATAAGGTCGGCATATACTGCAATCTGGGCTGGTACAACAACGTCCTGACTGATGCACTCAGAAAGTATGAGTGCTGGATTGCACATTACCCAGACCCCGATAACGGAACAATACAAACAAGGGTAAAACCAAAAGTAGGAATCGGCTGGCAGTATTCCAGCAAGGGAAAAGTATCCGGAATCAGCGGAAATGTTGATATGGATGTATTTTACAAAGATTATCGAGAAACGACGCAGAAAGGAGAAACAACAATGGTAAAAATCAGTAACTGTGGACATGACGAAAACGGAAGATATGCAGGTGGAAAAGCAGGAGATCAGACTGGTACAGAATATCAGATCATGAACTGGTACAGCAGACCGTGGCTCTGCGTCCTGAGATTTAATGATGCTAAAATCGCAGCCATGATTGCAGATATGGCGACAAAAGCAGCACAAAACAATCTCATCGGCTACGATCAGGGTACCGCCGGAAACAGCAATGACCGGTATTCGTTCTGGCAGCACTTAAAGGCAAGTAACTACGATCCGGCGCAGATCACGGTAGCTTGTGAATCTGATTGCAGTGCGAGCACAGCAGCTATCGTCAAAGGGGCTGGGTATCGCTTAAATAACGCAAAGCTCAAAGCGGTCAGTATCTATCTGACAACACGAAACATGAGAGCCGCAATGAAAGCTGCCGGTGCGAAAGTATTGACGGACAGTAAGTATCTGACATCCGGTGACTATCTAAAGGCAGGAGATATCCTTCTGAATGATAACCACCACGTGGCTATCGCTGTTACCACCGGTGCAAAAGTAAGTACGCCTTCAACCACGCTCACCGGTACCTTCCAGACAAGGCTTCCAATTCTGAGAAAGGGCAGTTCCGGTACAGCAGTGGCAATGCTTCAGGCAATGTTGGGTGTAGAAGCTGACGGACAATTTGGGAATGACACATATGATTCCCTCAAAGTTTTCCAGAAAAATGTTGGCGTAAAGGCAAATGGAACTTGCGGCATTGATACCTGGAAGAGAGTGATTGAGCATATGAAAGCAAATACGAAATAACGTTCTGATTGATTTTTCCTTCAGAACAAGGTATACTATCAACAGCCGCACAGGGGTTGAACTTATGATGTAAAGCTTCCTGTGTGGCTACGCACAAGTGAAGAGTGCAGACTGATTCCACCGTGCATGAACGGAAGAGCTGTATGTCCCAATTCGGGGGCTGTTAGCAGCGGCGCGAGTGGACAGTCAAAGAAAGAGTTGGGCATAAAAACCCGACTCTCTTTTTTTACGTCAAATTACGATGTTATGAACAGATATAGATTTACACGGTTAGTCACAAATTAGTCACAAACAAAGTCTGAAAAACCGCATAAACAAAGGATTCTTGAAGATTTTCATTAAAATTAGATTAAAGAAAATGTTTTTGCGGAATCCCTTGTAAAATGCGGGAAAGCCAGTAAAATCAATACTTTACAGGCTTTTGTTAGAGTAATTAAGACAGTTTAAAAAAGATAAAAATAGGAACGGTTAGTCACAGTTAGTCACAAACGGAACTTTTATTTTCTCTATTTCTTCCCGGAGTTCTTTCAGGGTTCTATGACCGTACACAGCGTTCGTAACATCGTTCCCGAACGAATGACCCAGCATCCTCTTCCGGTCGTTCTCCCGGACGCCGTATTTTTCGCACAGGGTAGAAAAGGTGTGCCGGCAATCGTGCGGCGTGTGCTTCGGGTTGCCGATTATCCCTAATCGTTCTAGTGTAGGGTAGAACAGGGCGTTTCGGTGTTGCGTCTGGGAATAGATACAGAGCTTGCCGTTTTGCGTCAGGACTTTGTTCTTCGCAAACTCGTATATGGCCGAGTGGATTGGAACAATTCTGTCTTTTCCGGCTGCGGTCTTAATGCCGCCTTGAAAGTATTTTTCTTCGAGATTAGTCGTAAGCTTCAGAACTTCGCCGATTCTCCAGCCGGAGTAGCACATGATCAGAATGAGCTGTACTTCTGGATCGTCGGCGTTCTGCCAGAGGACCCGAAGCTCCAAATCAGAAAACGGTGTCCCGTGCTCGACGTCATCTTTTGTTTTGACAGAAACATACAGCGCCTTGTTTTCCGTGACTATCTCTGAGTAGATTGCGAATTTATACATCTGCTTAAAAAGCATCAGAATCGTGTTTAAACTCTGCGTTTTGAGCGGGCAGTCATCAATAACCTTTTGCAGGTCCGGTGCTTTCAAGTCTTCAAATGCACGATTATGCAAAGGCTTGCTGTTAAGATACCCGCAGTGATATGCGTTCTTTGAAGACTTCGACAGATTAGTGTCTTCCGGAAACTTCCATGATATGAATTTTTCATATACTTCTGAGAACGTCAATTTGTGCGTTTCCGGGTGCTTTTCCTCTGTGCCCTTAATTGTATTGTAGTCGGCCAATATGCGGCCTATAAGGGCGTCTGTGTCCGTTGTAGGGGCAATCTCAAGCTCTTTTTCCATACCCGGCTTGTACGTCCCGGCTTTGTAAGCTGTCAGGACAGCGAACCCTTTCAGATAGTCGTCAACGTAGCAGATCGCAGGCGGTCGAACTGCTTTCCCTGTTGCGTCCAGTGCTGCCGGTGGGTGCACTGCATAGCAGTTTCTTCGACCCTTGCCGAGATAGCGGATAGAGCCAAAGCTATTCGGCAGCTTCGGGTATTTCTTTCTTTTTGCCATAATTTCCTCCTTGTATAAAAACAGCCCCTGCCGTTAAGCAGGAGCCGTGTTATCTACTCTATCTTGTCAATATCAAGAGAATATCCCAGCACTTCTCCGACATCTGTACATTTTCCTTTTAAAGTAATGGTGTCACCCTTTGACATGGATGCTATTTGAGCTTTCTGGTCGTCGTTCTTGATGTAACACTGAACTCCAATAATCTCAAAATCTCCATCGGCCATGAGATCAATATATTTTCCAGCCGCATCAATGTTACTGAGCTTTCCGGTGATCTCAAGATATTTACCTTTGTATTTATCAGATGCACCCATGGCGTTGCTGTCAAGATCGGACATCATATCATTAACAGAAACAGCAGTGTACTCGATCGGCGCAGCTTCTTCTTTTGGTTTAGTAGCAGTTTCTTTCTTTTCTGTAGAATTAGTGGCTGCTGTGTTTTTATCTGATCCCGAATCACTTTCGCCTGCGACAGCACCGATAACCACTCCTATGATAAGTATTAATACAACCCATTTTAATATTCCGCTTTTTTGTTTCTTTCTACAATGTGGACATATTTTTGCATCTTTTGGAATGTCCATCTTGCAATGTTTGCACTTCTTGGTTTTTTTTTCGCTCATGCTTTATCTCCCTCCAATGGCGTAGTTTTCATATTTTTCTCTTATTTTTGCAAGTTCTCTTTGCCTGATCGGGACGATCGCGCCAGATACCATCGTAAAAAAATGGCTTACTTCGCTTACCTCGTCCATATTAACTATATAGCTCTGGTGGCAGCGCAAAAATCTTCCGTCAAGACTCTTTTCGATATCATTGAGCTTTCCTCGTTCCTTGTGTGATATTCCGCACGTGCAATGGATCATTATGTATTTGTTCTGGCTTTCGATGTATTCAATATGCCGGAATTCAGCTCTGTGAAAGTAGTCCTTGTTCTTGATGGTAAGCGTTTTTTCACGGATATTTTCAAGAGTCTGTTCAACAACTGAATACATTCTTCCATGCTCAGATCCTTTAATGATGTAATGAACCGGTAGCACATCAAGTGCATCAAATACATATTCTTTGCGTTCTGTCCAAAAAGTGATATTTCCATAGTATCCGATTTTTCTTAATATTTTGGCAATCTCTATGCCATTTTCTCCATTAATGGATACATCAAGAATTATTATGTCATACCATTCACCATCTGAAACATCGTCGATCAAAGGCTTTCCGCTGGTGTAGGTGGTTAATGTATATCCACCATCACCATGCTCTTTTAGATATCGGTCAATGCTACTTTTGAAAATCTCAATTCGTAAATTATCATCGTCACAAATCGCAATTTTCATTCAAATCATTCCCTTATGGGCGTTGTTTTCGCCATTTGCAAAAAAAAGTGTTTAAATATGTTATTTTTATTATAACATCGTTAAATTTAGTTGTAAATAGACATTTTTAGGTGATTTGTAAAATGAAAATAATCAAAAATATACTAATTATAATAGGAGCCGTGCTTTTGCTTAATTACATTGTTTGTTTACCAATGTGCGTAGACGATTATATCCGCGAAGAGTCAGAAGTGTATTCTGTCCAAAATGCGTACAGATCTTCTACCCTACATAAGAATAGCGCCCATGAAACAAAGCAGACCATGCCGCCGTTTTTATTCGCCCTGCCACTAAACAGAAAAGACTATATCTTTGATGTTACGAATATTTTCTATGCAATCATAAACATATCGGTGTATATCTGGCAGTTTCCAAGGGCGAACATTAGTGGCATAATAGCAAAAGTGAATTAATGTTCGGTTATATTTCCCGCAAACCGGGCATATACTGTAATGTAGGTGGTAGTTGTGACAGGGAGGGTTATTATGGATTATAAGAAAGAGATTATTGAGATGGTTGAAAAATGCACGAATAATCATTGGATAGAAGTGATTTATATATTTGTGAAAAGGCTAATCGGATAACATTAAAAAAAGACAAGGGTTTGCGCATTGCCCTTGTCTTTTTTTTTACTTATTAGAAATCATGTCAATAAGTTTTTCTAAATTGTCCCATCCCTCATCATCCAATCTGGCTAATGCAGACACGAGACGGTGCCGGAAAGAATCTTCTCCAGATTTCATTACGTCTGCAAGCATGGCAGAAATTTGTTTGTCTTTAATTCCGGGTACAAACATATCTCCGTTTCCAGTTCTGAGCCATTCTTCACTCACTCCATTATTTACCAACATTATTACATGCTGATCTGTTACTTTCCTACGCCCTGATTCAATATCAGAAACGCCGGACTTTGTAATTCCAAGAAGTTCGCCGAATTTCTCTTGACTTAGATTCATTGCTTTACGCAATTCTTTTATTCTGTCATTCATGATATCCTCCTTTCATTTAATACTATACCACCTCTGTGCGGAAATGTAAAGAAGAAAAGTCCGCAAACCGAACAAAAAACCGTTGACAATGTTCTTTATGCGTGATATTATATACGCATACCGAACAAGGAGGTGAAAACAACGAGCCAAATAAAAAAGTTTTTCCACTGGTACTTTTTCGCACGAAGAAAAACATTGCTGGAATGGTTTATGGCAAAATTCCCAAACTTTCCATTGCATGTATCAATAGTATCTTTACTGTTGATAATATTTCGCCCAGAAGTGGAATCTTGTATACGTCATATCCAGCAAATAGGGCAACAATTGATATTACTGTTGGGATTATAAATCTAATTCGTTCTTTACGCTTGATACGAAAATACATTTTGCAATTTCGGTTCACGGCATAAACTCCGTGTTCTCGATCAAGCAGACCTAGGCGGTTTAAATAGTCCAATGTCTGGTATTTAAAGAAACGATTAGATTTGATAATCGGCAATAAGTGGAGAGTTATTCGCTCACTAAGGGATAACTCAATGTTTGAAAAGTCAATATTTTTCATTTTAGTCTCCTCTCACAGGAGAGTATATCACAAGAAAGGAGGTGAGTATATGTCAGAAAAAGAAAAAAGAATCGTTGAAAAGCTGAAAGAAGTGATTCCTAAGATGTCAGAATTTGACAAGGGATACATTCTCGGTAAGACGGAAAGTTTTTCTGAGAATAAGCCAGATAATTCTGATAAGGCACAGAAAGAAAGTTCTTAACTTGGAGGTGAAAACGATTGAGTAAAACAGATATTCAGTATCTATTTGATTATGTAAGGGATTTACAGAGACAGGTAAATCAGTTAAAAGTGGCGGTTCTTACCGGGAAAACAAATGGATTAGAATTTCCAAATCCTATTCACTTAGAACCCGGTGAGAAAATACCACTTGGACATCTTGCAGATGATCTACTTGATACAGAATTTCAAAATTGTGGAAACGATACTTGTGATAAGAGCAATGAATGAGATCGCAGTAGTCACTTTAAAACGGTAAGTATCTTCTCTATATATTTTCATTTCAACTTCACCGTCTTGAGTGACCACATAGCCTTCATATCCACGCACAGGTTGCTTACGTAAGAATCCTTTAGACGCTAAGTATCTATACATTTCGTGATTCTCGGTATCTTGCGCAGTGGTTCCGTTATTTTTAAGAACGGACTTCATTAACCGATATTGTTTCCCAGTTATCATTTAATCACCTCCCGTCTATAGGGAGTATATCACAAGAAAGGAGTAAGTGTATGAGTAGATCACTTGAAAAAAGGATTCGTTCATTGGAAAGAAGAGCTGCCAGTCTTGAATCGCAACTTCAAGACCAGCAACAAATTATTTCTTCTCAGTGTCCGAACGTCCGCCCTGAATCACTCTTAGATCAGGCGGCTCATGATGCTCAGTCAGGTGCTCGTATTCCAGCATTCCGAGCGAATCTAGATAATCGAACATTATTTGAACGGAAAACTGAATAGATGTGTTTACGGCATTTCTGATGATTTGTAATTGTTCTTTTGATATGCAAGGTTCGTCTTCCGGCAGACCTTGTAACAGGCTCTGAGCAATATTGGCAGAATTTTTAGACAGGATTCTTTCAACATCAGAGTTAATGGCCGACATAAATTCATTATAAGTCATTTAATACCTCCTTTCATAGGAGAGTATAACACGAATTAACAAGGAGGGAAACATGAGCGAAGTTGACGCTTACATCAAAGAAAATGCAGAAGTTCATCAGTTCGCCGCAGAGGTTGCGAGAATCATATCGGGCATTCCACAGATGCCAGAGTTCTCATCAGAGAGTATGAGCGTATCTGATGCAAGCAAGCTGATCGGACTTCCTGTAACAGCAATCCGAGCAGGAATTGTGTACGGATGGTTGCCGATCGGCGTAGCTGTGCAGAATAACAAGCCAGCAAAAAGCCTTTCCGGTGGACGAATCACATACATCATAAGCCCTAGGAAAGTCTATGAAGTGACCGGACATGTCTGGAAAGGCAAGGCTGCTCTTAATAAGTAGGTGCCCCGGAGGGAGCTGAAACCTCCACCCCGGAGCTTTGCACCCACTAAAGTACCTTAGTGGATAGATACATTATAGTTCTCTATCTGCTAATTGTAAAGACAAATAAGAAAAAATAAGGAGAAATTAGCTAGATATGAGCGAAATTAGAAACGAAAATCAGCCAACATGGGCTGACATCGAAGTAGCACTTGCGACTGAAATTGTCGAAGAAAGTAAGAAAAAGTCAAAAAGATGGTTCACTGCATGGATTGTAACAGCCGCCGCACTGGTAGCGAGCAACCTTGCGTGGATCATAGGAGGTATCAGTGAATAACTTGAAAAATATCATCTGTGCCGCATTGATCGGGAGCTTTTCCACATTCCTACCCTTCTGGCAGTGGGGTGGACCGGGCAGACAGCTTTTTGCGGCGGCAATGACCACGATGATCGTATATGGAATTCTCTGGGATATTGATACGCCAGAGAGAAAGGAGAATGGGAATGTTTAAAAACGAAATCAGAGAATTATTCGAGTTAACATTGAGGGTTTCGAACGAGACGGACTACTTCGCTTCGTTCAGAATTGCTTCACACGTTCACTCTTGCGAAGTTTGCATCATGAATTCTAAATGGGAGCCGGGGAAGAGGAGCGATAACAGATATACGATCTACTTTGACAGCGAACTGTTAGAAGAGGAATCAGCTGAACAGTATAAGCTTGCAAAAGCGCATCTTCTTAAACTCTTGATAGATGGGAGGTGTCCGTTAAATGATGCTGAATCAGACAGAGCTGAAGCTCCTGCCGACAATGGAACTGATAACGACAGCAAACGAGCTTTTGGAGGAGCTGAACAGGCGGAAAGCGTACATTCTTGACTGGGAGAACCCGGACATGTATCTGGATCACCTCGAATATCACTGTGCCGGCGGGACCTTTCCAAATGGTGATCAGAACCCGGCGAGAGGAGATGGCTCTGACAATGTTTACTGTTTATTTAGCGAGGTGAGAAAAGATGCAGGAGAGAATTGACGAAATCCTTGGTCTGATAGACGAGCAGCTTTCCCTTATAACTGATAACTACATCGAGAGTTCGTATAAGGCGAGGACATTGGTGAGCTACGTACAGGCTCTAAATGGGCTTTTAGCGGCTCAGAAATCATATAAGGAGGAAAGCAATGAGTAATTTTGAAATCCGTATTCCGGCGAGAAAGAAACAGCCTGCAACTGATAAGGACAACCCGGTTGTGAAAGTATCAACGGTTGCATATAACGCACTGGTTGAAATCTATAACGAATCAACCTTATCAATGAAAGATATTGCAAGTTTGCTGATTATTGAAGGCAGCAAGCATGTGGTTTATGACAAGGAGGAATAACAGTGAATATATATGAGAAGTTAGGGATTATTCAGTCAAAGCTGAAAGCTCCCAAAGGGCAGTATAATGCTTTCGGAAAATATAAATACAGGAGCTGTGAGGACATTTTGGAAGCGATCAAGCCCCTCCTGGTAGAAACAAGAACTGTATTGAGCGTCACCGACCAGATGGAAGTTGTCGGGGACAGGATTTATGTCAGATCAGAAGCGCACTTGAAAGACTGTGATGATACTGGTGAAATCGTTACGGTTGCTTATGCAAGGGAAGAAGAATCTAAGAAAGGTATGGATTCTTCACAGGTGACAGGCGCAGCTTCATCTTATGCCAGAAAGTACGCTTTAAATGGACTGTTCTGTATTGATGATAACAAAGACAGTGACTCTACTAATGCAGGAGAGAAAGAAAAAACGTCCGGCAGGAAAGCGGAGTCGGTAAAAGAAACTGAGATGATTAGTTCCGAGACTACTATGTCAATCAAAAACATTATTGATAAGTACCCGGAAGCTAAACTTTTAGACCAGATCAAGGCTCGTTTCAAGGTAAATGACATTAAGTCACTTACAAAAGAGAAAGGGCATAAATGTCTCAAAATGTTAATTGACTATGATAAACAGCATTCAGAAAAGGAGTAATGGCATGAATAAAGTAATTCTTACAGGAAGATTTACACGCGATCCGGAAATCAAGTACACCAATGATGGAGCATCTATTGCGAGATTTTCTATTGCGGTAAATAGAAGATTTGTGAAAGAGGGTTCTGATCAGAAAGCAGATTTCTTAAATTGCATCGCTTTCGGAAAGTCAGC